GGAATCTACCCATCGGTCTGTTGCACCAACACCTGTGTCTTGTTTATCGACACCCGGTTGAAATTTCATTTCAAAAAGAGCCATCTGTTAAGCTCCTTACGCTGTATTAGTTTTATATGCCCAACCTCTAGTGGAATCTACATATACTAAAGTTATTGATTGACCGTTTGTGTTTAAAACTAAATCAGATGTACCTGTGTTAATGGGTGAACCATTTCTACCTATTGTACAATTGTTTGAACCCCAAGTACCTCTTGTATCTAAAACACTAACTTCATCTCCAACAGCTGGTGATGCCGGCAGGTTTATTGTTATTGGGTTGGCTGTTGTATTTGCAAAAATTTGAGCTCCAGCTACAGCTGTGTATGCACTGTTGGCATCTGTGATTGTTGCATAACCTTTTTCAATTATGCTCATTACTGTTTCTGTTCCATTTGATTTACAAAGAACAGTTGCTCCTGGTGGTATTTGAGTTGTAGTACCACTAGCAGTTAATACTCCTAAAGTTCTATTAGATGTACCTCTTACAGTGTCATCTTTCATAATCCATACTCTAGTTACACCAGAACCTGATGGCATAGTAATTGTTCTATTTCCACCTAAAGTTCCAAATAATCTTAAATATGCATTTTTACCATTTGATGTTGCACCATCTGTTAATAATAAAGTAACACTACCTGAAGCCATATCTACATCTAAAGCTCCTGTTGATGATTGTTCTAATATTTGTAAGTTGGTATTAGTAATACCACCCCATTGACCAGCTTTTTCGCCGGTTGTTATAATTTCTAATTGTATATCTGATGAATAACTTGATGCCATAATTTTATACTCCTGGATCTATTGGTGTCCAGACCATGTTTGCTCCTGGTATTATTTCACTCCATGTTATAGCTTGTGCTGTACCCGTAGCAAGCGTAAAAGTACTTCCTGTAGGTGAAACATTAGCTTGTCCTGTTACTGTAACAGTTCCTGACGAAATTACAACCTGATTTCCACTAGGAGTTATAGTAGCGCCTGCACTAACGGTAACAGTTCCAATAGCCACTGCTACTTGAGAGCCAGTAACACCAAAGTTAGCGTCTCCTTGAATTGTTAAACTACCAAAACCAAGAGTTAATCTATTTGGATCAGGTATCTCTGTAATAGAATCTGCTGTAATACCTGGATCTCCAATGCTTATAGTTACCTGATTTCCTGTAACTGCAAAAGTTACATCGCTATCTGGTCCTGATGTAGCAAATGGTAATGCTGATATTGCGTCAAATCCTAAACTCATAAAAAATCCTTAAAAGGAGACAGGGGGTATGTGGTGGTGCCCTGCCTCCATCTAAAGATTATATCATCGTTTAAACCAAGAAGGAAGACCTAAATGTGGACGCTTGTCAAACATATTATCCTTCGCTCCTGGTGTTTTACGATTATTATAATGAAGAAATACTTGAACGCATTCTTTACCTTTAAATTTGTTTCTCCAATGCTCTAGCTCACAGCCAGAATAGACCAGCATATCTCCTGGTTTTAAATCTACTTTAACACCTTTAGTATTATCAGATACATATCCTACACCTGGTTTTATACCGCCTTTTTTAGGATTAGGTTCTAGATATATTGGCCAATCATCACCACCAAGATTCATAGTCGTAGATATTTCACAACTAAATCTATCTTTATGTCTTTTTAATTCATCACCTTTTTTATATATTCTTGCATAAGTATAAGCTGGATATAATTTAAGTCCTGTTACTTTTTCCATTTCGGGTTGGCATTTCAACATTAAAGTTTCCATAGCTATATTAGAATAGTGAGAATATGTATTTGGTATTTGCTCACTATCATTTTCATAATTACCTATAATATTTTCAAAAGGTGAAAAGTATCTAGCTTGTTTACAAGTATCATAAACTTGTTTTTGCATACTAAAATAGTTTGCAACAAAACTAGCTAGGTCTTTTGATATTGCTTGACGGATAACTGTATATTTATTTTTTTTAAAACTCATTGTAATATTTTTGTTGGATCTAATTTTATGTTTCCAGAAACACTTATTCTTTTTTTATTTGATAAATAAAAAGGGTACACTTGATGTAATAAATTTGCAGGAAATAATAAAATAGTTCCATTATCTTCTGGTTCTAAATGAAATTTTTTTGTACATACTTGACCTAATATATTTGAATAAACAAATTCAAAAGTATTTGGACACGGTGAGTTAGATTCTTTCATAAATTTTAATTCTTTTTCTTTTTTATAACTAGATGGAATTTCTACCCATACTACAAAACTAAAAACACCTTGATGAGAATGAGCTGGATTAAATTCATATTTTTTTTGAAAATTAACCCAAATAGTTTCTAAAACATAAGAACAATTTTTTGTTAAAACAGCAGGTATAATTGCTGTGAAATCTTCTTTTTGATATTGTTGTATTAAATGTAATAAAACATTGTTAAAAAACCAATTATCTTTATCTTCCAAATAAAAAGAATCAGATATATTTCCAGCTAATTTATGATTTTTTCTACCTTTTTTATTTTTTATATAAGAGTTTAATCTATTTATTTCTTTACTATTTAATTTACTTTTTATAAATCCTGTGTTTGGTAAAACTTCTCTAGACATCTTTAGCCATTTCTTTTGGCACTGCTTGTATGTTCCAATGTATAAATCTAAAAGGCTCAATACCGTGATCTACACTAAACTCGTGTTCTAAAAATCCTGGAAAGATAATTAAAGTTCCAGGTTGTGGTCTAAAATGTATAAGTTCAGTTCCACCCCATACACCTTTTTGATCTGGTTTCATTTTTAATTTTGTAGCTCTAGCTCCTGTTCTCGG